AGTTTATACAAACGGTGGTGCGATTATTTGTATCGCTTACTGTAACGATGTGCCTAAGACCATAGACGAACTTACAACTTATGTAGGCCTTAACCATGCAATCTTTTATACGGTATGGAGCCGAAAGGGTGGTGCGGGTAGAATGTTAGTATTAGATTTGTGGAAATATCTAATAATGACACAACCACACATAGAAAGATTTGTAACTCTATCACCAAAGACAAAGATGGCATGGAATTTCCATATTAACAATGGTGCAATTTTACTTAATGAAAACGAGGAGTCGGACAATTATGAGTACCGAGAAAGTGAACTCGTCAAAGATGACCCAGAGTGGCACAACGAGAAGTTGGGGCTCGCGGCAATCTTATAAACCAGATGTCACGGTTGTAACTTCCCTTTTTGATGGGAGACAAACCGGCATTTTACATAGCGTTGGCATTTATTCCCCAGAATGGGTGGATCGTCTTTATAGGGGCATAAGCAGAAACTATAACGGCAAGTTTAATTTAATTTGCCTAACAGATCAGAACTATAAGTTTGAAGAACCTATACAGGCAGTTAGGTTCAATCGCTCAGTTGACCAGTATGGTTGGATGAGTTTGATGGAACAGTATCGTCCAGACTTATGTACTGGCAAAAGAATAACAACTGGACTTGATACTATCATCACAGGACCACTAGATGATATCTTTGACTATGACGCCAAGATAGCAGTATGTCAAGACCCATATCATCCAGAAACTATTTGTAATGCCATCACGATTAGTAATGATGAGTTTTGTAGTGAGGTGTGGGATATGTGGAAGGGTGATGAGTTTATGTTTATGCGAGAGGCAAAACTAGACTACGGTCCACACAATGCACCGTCAGAGATGGCACTATTGAGAGTGGCATACCCTGACAGTCCAAGACTAGATACTATCTTCAAGGGTAGAATACTAAGTTACCGTGTACACATTCACGGACATATGAAAAGATTGAAAGATGCGAGTATCGTATACTTTCACGGCAAAGACAAACCACATACTGTGGCAAATGAACAATGGGTAAAGGAGAATTGGCGATGAATTTTATACACCCGACAGCATATGTAGATGTATCGGTAAAACTAGGAGACAATAATTACATTGGTCCTTTTTGTCATCTAACGGGAGAACTAACCGTTGGAGACAACAACCGATTTGAAGGTCACTGCTCTATCGGCACACGACCCGAACACAAAGACTTCTGGCACAAGAACGGTGCCTTGAAGATTGGCAACAATAATATGTTCCGTGAGTTTGTTACTATCAATTCGGGTACGACTACACCTACAGAGATACACAACGACATTATTATGTTGCGTGGTTCTCATGTGGCACACGACTGTATCATTGAAGATGGTACAACCCTAAGTGTCGGTGCTATCATTCTTGGTCATGTCCATGTGATGAAAGAAAGTAACTGTGGGTCTGGTTGTGTCGTACATCAACATCAGGTCATCGGCGCCTGGTCTATGATTGGTATGGGTTGTGTTGTACCAAAGAAAACATTAGTAGAACCTGGCAAAGTTTGGGTAGGTAATCCTGCAAAGATACTAAGAGACAATAGTTATCTTACCAAGAACATACCTCACGGTGTAATGGCACACCAGAAACTACGATGGAAGGATGCCATATCTCATCACATCAACAACGAGAAAAAGTAATGTTTGATCCTTGCCTACTTGTAATGCAGCCCAGAAACATTCAACCTGCTCTGGAGTCCTACAAGAAAAGTTTTGATATACCTATGGTGTTCTTCAAGGCGTTTACAGAACCCCAAGTGACATTACAACTGAACAAGTACATAAAGGAACACGATTACACCCATTACATTATTATCGGTGATGATGCGATTGTCACTAGACAAGCAACAGAAACTGTGTTACAATATACAGAGAGTAAGAAGTGTGATGTATTCACTGGTTGGATGAATATGCACATAAACGATGATGGTAGTTTTAGTGAACAGTCAACAGTCAATCAAAACAGAATTCGTTGCACAGACCCGAGTTGGGGTCCTGCAAGAGAAGAATATGGTGAATGGATAACGATGGAGATGATGAGAAAACTCCCACCAGAGTTAGTCAGAACAAGTTATGCCAACTTTGCGTTGACAGGTATGACCAAAGAGTTGTGGGAACAATACCCTATCTCATGTTGGCCTAGAGGTAACTCGTCTGACCATCATCTATCATTACGATTACAAAACGATGGGGTGAAAGTATGGACACACCCTAAGGCATTTATCAGACACTTGAGAAAAGGTTGGGCACCACTGCCAGATCATTGGTTGGTTGGTAGTGTTCCACCGGAGATTATAGAATGGCAGAACTAAAAGATTGGTTGAATAGTATCAACTACACAAAGAAAGATGTTATGATTGATGAGTATGAGGAAAAGAAATATCCGGCATACATCGTCAACAAATGTCTAGCACCATTTCCAGATACCGTGTTCTATGTCAATGAGATGAACCGACTACACGGATTGGACAACCGCCTCCAATACGACTTTTTACTAAATAGTCTAAGGAAACGCAAACGCTTTGCTAAGTGGATGAAGTCTTCCAAAATTAAAGATTTAGATGTGGTGAAAGAATATTATGGCTATAGCAATGAGAAAGCCAAACAGGCTCTAAAAGTTCTTACCGAAGAGCAAATAAAAATAATAAAAATAAAATTAACCAAGGGCGGTAAACATGGAAGAATTGGAGTGGACACCTGACCTAATGCTAGAGGTTGGGTTATCGGAAACCGATGACTTCCTAAAAGTTAGAGAAACATTATCAAGGATAGGAGTTGCGAGTAGAAAGGAAAGAAAGTTATATCAATCTTGTCATATACTACATAAGCAGGGTAGATACTTTATTGTTCATTTCAAGGAGTTGTTTGCGTTGGATGGGAAGCCCACCAACATATCAATCAATGATGTTGAGAGAAGGAACACTATTGCCGGCCTATTGGAAGATTGGGAATTGATTAACATTATTGGACAAGCTGAACCAAAAGCACCTCTATCACAAATCAAAGTTCTTTCTTTTAGGGAAAAAGACAGCTGGTGTCTTGAAACCAAATACAACATAGGCAACAAGAAAAAAGTTGAATATTAAGAAAAATATTGATTGATGTTAGTAGCAGTATATGAAAATAAGAGATACCAAACCTTTTATATTCCTTACGAGAAAAAAGAAGAGCTTAAAAGGTTGTTTGCAGAAGAAGGTATCAAATGGTACACAATGAGTTGGTTTGAAGGAGAAGAAGAATATGTCAATAAAGCTATTACGGCTGAAGTCGGGTGAAGATATTGTTGCTGATATAGATGAGAATGAAGATACAGTAACAATAGAAAACCCAGCACAGATTATGCCTATGGGAGGTTCTAATGGTCAAGGTATGCAGCTGGGGTTTGCTCCTTGGATTCCTTTTGCCGGAACTGCAAAGGTGAAGGTGGATATTCCAAGAGATTATATCATTTTCATTATTGAACCAGCAAAAGACATAGTAAATAATTATAGACAGGCGTTTGGCTCTGGCATCGTTGTGCCAGATGTTCAAGTAGATACACAATCACTCTTGACAGAATAGCGTTTTTCTGATAAGCTGTATACTATGTCAGAAAACTTTTACACAAGCGTAATTCAAAAAGGTAATACACTTCTTGTCCGTGCGATTGAGGACGGCAAGAGAGTACAGCGCACGGTCAAATATAAACCTACTCTTTACATTAGGTCTAAGGAAGAAACTGAATATAAGACCTTAGAAGGTCATAGTCTGAAACCTATTCAGTTGTCCGGTATGAGAGAGGCAAGAGACTTTCTCAAAAACTATGAAGATCAGCCTGGCACCATCTATGGCATGGAGAGATATATGTATTGTTATATCTCCGAAATGTATCCTGGTCTAGTTGAATGGAATCAAGAGAAGATTCTAACTATCACGATTGATATTGAGGTTGCCAGTGAAAACGGTTTCCCTGATCCCAATGTGGCAGAAGAAGAAGTCCTTGCCATCACAGTAAAGAACCACAACACGAAGAAGATTATCGTGTGGGGTATCTATGACTACAACAACACAAGAGATGATGTTGAGTTTATCTATTGTGATGATGAGAGAGTGTTGCTAAACAAGTTTGTCGAGTTTATGGCAAACGTGAAACCAGATGTCTTGACAGGTTGGAACACAACATTCTTTGATGTTCCTTATCTTTGTAATCGCATCAAAAATCTGTATAGTGAAGATATGATGAATGCCATGTCACCGTGGAATACTGTGACACAGGAGTATACATCTATGTTCGGTCGTGATGTTACACGATACAACATTTGGGGTGTTGCTAATCTTGACTATATGGATCTTTATCGTAAGTTCACATATACAAACCAAGAATCATTTACACTTGATTACATTTCTATGATTGAGTTGGGTGTAAAGAAAGACCCGAACCCATACGACACATTCAAAGAGTGGTACACAAACGACTACCAATCGTTTATCGACTACAACATCAAAGACGTTGAACTAGTAGATGCTCTAGAAGATAAACTCGGCATGATTCAGTTGATGCTCACGATGGCATATGAGGCAAAAATCAACTACATGGATGTCCATTCTCAGGTTCGTATGTGGGATGTTATTATCTATAACTATCTACTTGAGAAAGGTATCATCATACCTCAACGTACAAAGAGTAGTAAAGGTGCCAAGTATGTGGGTGCTTATGTGAAAGAACCACAAGTCGGCCAGCACGAATGGATTATGTCGTTTGACTTGAATAGTCTGTATCCGCATTTGATTATGCAATACAACATTTCACTAGAGACACTTATCAAACAGCAGTTTCCTAAAACTGTTTCTATCAACAAGTTATTGAACAAAGAGGTTGATACGGACATTCTCGGTGATAAACTAACAGTCACACCAAACGGCGCTTGTTTCAGAACAGACAAACGTGGCTTTTTACCTGAGTTGATGGAGAAGTTCTATACTGACCGAATAAAGTTTAAAAAGTATATGATTGATGCTAAACAGAAGTATGAAGAAACTAAAGATCAAAAATATGTCAATCAGATTGGAACATATCACAACATTCAGTTAGCAAGAAAGATTGCCCTAAACAGTGCTTATGGTGCTCTAGGTAACGAGTATTTTAGATATTATGATGAACGTATGGCAACTGCTATCACAACATCAGGTCAGTTATCTATTCGTTGGATTGAGGCAAGAGTAAACAAGTATCTTAATGAGATATTGAAAACTGAAGGTGAAGATTACATTATCGCATCTGATACAGATTCTATCTATGTTCGTTTCAAAGAGTTGATAGATAAAGTCAACCCAAAGAATCCTATTGAGTTTCTGAATAAGGTTGCTGAAGAAAAAATACAACCGTTTATTGATGAGTGCTATCAGGAACTTGCTGACTATGTTCATGCCTATGACCAGAAGATGGAGATGGGTAGAGAAGTCATTGCTGACAAAGGTATCTGGACTGCAAAGAAAAGATACATTCTAAATGTGCATGACAACGAAGGTGTTAGGTATAGTGAACCCCAAATTAAAGTTATGGGTATCGAAGCAGTCAAATCATCTACACCACACGCTTGTCGTGAACGTATTAAAGAATCTTTGAAGGTGATTGTAAACGAAGATGAGACTGCTGTAAACGAATTCATACAGAACTTCCGTAAAGAGTTTATGAATCTGCCAGTAGAGGCGATGGCGTTCCCAAGATCATGTAACGGCATCAAGAAGTGGGGCGATAGGTCAAGCATATTCAAGAAGGGCACACCGATGCATATCAAAGGCGCTTTGATTTACAACTTTCTACTGAAACAACATAAGTTGACAAATAGATATCAACTGATACAAGATGGTGATAAACTAAAATATCTTTTGCTCAAAACACCTAACATCGTGCAGTCGAATGTGATCGCTTTCAATGGTGAGTTGCCGAAAGAGTTTGACTTACACAATCAGATAGATAAAGAAAAACAATTTGAGAAGTCTTTTGTTGATCCAATCGAAATCATTTTAGAATGTATTGATTGGCAAGTTGACAGAAGTTATGGTTCGCGAAGAACCTTAGAAAGTTTTTTCAGTTAGTTTGAGAGGAAAAAAGAGAGAGTGCTCTGTTAGCGCAGAGCACTAACTTATTATGAGTAAGATAGATAAAACAATAAGCGAAGCGTTAGGCATAGAATGGAATGGTGAGAACTACCAAGACTTTGAGATAACTGACGAAGATAGACGCAACAGAGGCGCGGTCCTGGACGAGAACGGAAAAGATATGACTAACGCATTTTATGGAAGGTCTAACAAAGGTAAATATCAACCACCACATAGCGAAGAAGCAAAACGCAAGATGAAGGGCAGGACCCCGTGGAACAAAGGAATGACCGGTGGGTGGGGTGCGTCGTTTGCCGGACAGAAACACAGCGAAGAAAGTTTGGAGAAGATGAGACAACCCA